AATCTCCCCCGGAGACAAGCACCCGCCCCCGGGTAAGTGCTTGAGGTGATTTAAACCCTGTCCTTCTCACGAGGGGCAGGGTTTTTTTATTTGGTTGAGCGGTAACATTGCCGATCCGTCAGAGCCGACTTTTGTCCCCTTGGGCAAAAAGGCGCGGAGGATAATCGACGTAGGTTGCGTGACACAAGAAGTATTGGCAGAATGTGCCATAAATCTGGTTTGGAGATTACCGTGCCTACCCGAAATGTCGTACTGACCGACAGCCAAGCCAGGTTTGTTGAGCAGATGGTGGCCAGCGGCCACTACCAGAACGCCAGCGAGGTGCTACGCGAGGGCTTGCGCCTTGTCCAGGCGCGTGAAGCCGAGCAGGCCGCCAAACTCGTCGCTCTGCGCGAGGCTGTGGCCGTGGGCATTGCGGATATCGAGGCCGGGCGATATACCGAATTCAAAGATGCTGCTTCGCTGGATTCCTACTTGGCGAAAATCGCTGACAGAGCGATCAATGCCGCATGAGACGAACTTGGCGTGTTTGGCTTGCTGAAGGAGCAGAGCATGGATTTGCAGCGGCATCTGGATTCGTGATGTCACCGCCCTCCTCACACGCCGAAGCCCTGACGGTCGCCCGCCAGCATGCCGAAGCCGGCCGTTTCGATGACTTCCTTACCCTCTGCTGGCAAGTCACGGAAACGCACCGTGACGACCTGACCGCCCAACTCGATCTGGGTGCCTTGCTCTCCAGCTACGGCTGCCTCTCCGACGCCCGCGCCTGCTACGAAAAGGCACAAAACCTCGCCCCGACCGACCTGCGTGCCACCGTCAACCTCGCGAATGTATTGCGCGACAGCGGCGAGCACGCGGCTTCTCACCACCTCTATACCGACCTGCTGGCCCGGCTACCCAACCACCCCATCATCCGCCGCAACACCCTGACCAGCCTCGAATACGATCCTGACGTCACCGACACCGAGCGCCTTGCCCAAGCCAAAGCCTGGGGCGACTGGGCCATCGCCCGCGCCGGTGGACATAAACCCCGCCCACCCCTGCGCCCACTAAACAACCTGCCATTGCGTCTTGGCTACGTCAGCGCCGACCTCTGCCAGCACACCGTCGGGCTGTTTCTCCGGGATGTGCTCAAAACCCATGATCCGCAACGGATGCAGGTCTTTGCCTACAGCGCCGGCCAGGTCAAGGACTGGGTAACGGATGAAATTCGCGTGGCCAGCCAGTTTCGCGACATCAGCGCATTGAACGACACCCAACTGGCGCAGCAGATTCGTGAGGATCGCATCGACGTGCTGGTCGATCTCTCCGGCCATACCGCCGGTTCGCGCCTCAGCGTCTTCGCCCATCGTCCGGCCCCCGTGCAAGTCAGCTGGCTGGGTTACTTTGCCACCACAGGTCTGTCCTATATCGACACCGTGCTGCTCGACAAATGGCATGCCCCGCCGGGTACCGAACAACAGTTCGTCGAGCCGATCATCCGCTTGCCTTCCCGCTTTTGTTATACCCCCGTGCCGTGGATGCCTGCCGTCTCACCAGCGCCGACTTTTACGAAGGGCTACATCACCTTCGGCTGCTTCAACAACACGGCCAAGTTCAACGCTGGCGTGTTCGATCTTTGGGCGCAAATCCTCATCCAGGTGCCCAACTCCCGCCTGATTCTGAAATGGCGTACCTTCAATGATGATGCATTTCGGAAAAAACTTACCCAAGCCTTTGTTGACCGTGGGATTGCGGCCGAACGCATCGAACTGCGCGGCCCGAGCTTCCATGCTGACCTCTTGAAGGAATATGCCGATATCGACATCGCGCTCGACCCGTTTCCCTTCACCGGCGGGCTCACCAGTTGCGAAGCGCTGTGGATGGGCGTGCCGGTGATTACCTGGCCGCAAAGCCGGGTGGTCAGCCGGCAGACCCACGCCTTTCTGCACCAGATTGGCCTACCGGAATTGTCGGCGCGGGATGCTGGGGACTATGTGCGCATCGCTGTCGAACTGGCGAATGACCGTGCGCGGCTCACCCAACTGCGGGCCAAGCTGCGCGAGCGGATGCGCGCTTCGCCGCTGATGGATGTCGCCAGCTTTACCCGCCAGCTTGAAGACACCCTGATCGACCTCTACCGCCGCATCGAAGCCGAAGAAAGCCACAAAGCGATGAACGCCAAAACCATCCTCCACGTCGGCCCCGGCCATCGCAACAATGGCGCCAAGCTGCCGGCTGCATTCCAAGGCAATGACTGGCAGGAAATCCGCCTCGATATCGACCCGGCCAACGAACCGGACATCGTCGGCTCGATGCTGGACATGGCGGCGGTGCAGGACGCCAGCGTGGATGCCATCTACTCGGCGCACAACATCGAGCACGTCTATGCCCACGAAGTGCCGCAGGTGCTGAAGGAGTTTTTGCGCGTGCTCAAGCCCGAGGGCTTCCTGGTCGTCACCTGCCCGGATTTGCAGACCGTGTGCCAGTTGGTGGCCGAGGATAAGCTCAATGACGCCGCCTATACCTCGCAGGCCGGCCCGATCACGCCGCTGGACATCCTCTATGGCCACGGCGCCGCCCTGGCCGCTGGGCACCTCTACATGGCGCACAAAACCGGCTTCACGCTGAAAACGCTGACGCAGGCATTGCATGCGGCAGGGTTTGCCACATCGGCAGGTAAGCGCCGGCTGCGTGGGCTGGATTTGTGGGTGGTGGCGAGCAAGGGGCCGATGGAAGAAGCCGCACTGCGGGAACTGGCGCAGAAGGTGTTGCCGGCATGAACGAACTGATCCTTGACCTGCAGGCGGAGTTGCAGGAGCTTGCCAACATCGAAGCCGAATCCATCGGCTGGCAGCCGCTGGGCGACGGCACCTACCTGCACGTCGGTGATCCAGATGAGGAGGAAACTGTCATCACCGTCGTCGGAGTGCCGGATGCGGGGATGGCAGGGATGAACGTGCTGCTGGTGGGGTAATGGTTATGAAGTTAGGGAAGCGCTGAACAAATCCACATCTGACCAAAGGCGAGCAAACCCGCCCACACCCATTCGGCAGTGGGGCTTCGGTGAGTAAAAAACACCTGCCCCAGCGCTATTTTCAGTCAGAAGTCACACTATCTCACAGCAAATTCCCTCATTTTGTCTCTTCAGCACGCATTTTTGGCGTTGCGAGCGCTCCAGGATTTGCCAATCAACAGATTCGCCAGCCCAAAGAGCGTGTACAGCCGCGCTGTGTTCTTCGCCAGTCCACGGTAGGACACCTTCTTCATGCCGAAGAGGTTCTTGATGATCCTGAACGGGTGTTCAACCTTGGCCCGGATGCTGGCCTTGACCTGTTCGATGCGCTCTTGCAGTCGTCCATCCGGCGTATCCGGCAAGGCCTTGCGCTTGCCCGGACGCATGGCGATTTCCCATTGAATCTGGCGCCCCTGGTTCTCCTCCCGCTTCTCAGCGCCTTGGTAGCCGGCATCACCCACGCCAAACCGTTCTTCTCCATGCAGCAAGGCATGGGCCTGGGTGACATCGCTGACGTTGGCTGAGGTGGTGACCAGTGTATGCACCACACCCGTTTCAGCATCGACGCCAATGTGCGCCTTCATGCCGAAGTGCCATTGATTGCCTTTTTTGGTTTGATGCATTTCAGGATCACGCTCACCGCTTCGATTTTTGGTCGAAGACGGCGCAGCAATGATGGTGGCGTCAACCACCGTGCCTTCCTTGAGAATCAAGCCCTTCGCGGCCAGTAGGGCGTTGATGGTTTCGAAGATGCGCTCGGTCAGCTGGTGTGTTTCCAGCAGGCGGCGAAACTTGAGCAGGGTGGTGGCGTCTGGTGCAGATTCTCGCGACAGGTCAACGCCAACAAATTGCCGGATGGCCTGGCTGTCATAGATGGCGTCTTCAATGCCTTCGTCCGAGAGGCCAAAGCATTGTTGGGCGATGTACATGCGCAGCATTCGCGCCACGCCAATCGGCGGTCGGCCCCGACCTGTTCCTTTTGGGTAGAACGGCTCAATCTGTGCGACCAAGGCGGCCCAGGGCGTCACGTTGTTGATCTCGTCAAGAAACCGGTCGCGCCGAGTGACTTTTTTCTTTGTTGCGTATTCCAGTTCGGAAAAGCTTGCTTGCATCGTCATAGGCCATCCACGCTCAATGGGCTGATGTTCGCAGATCAGGAGGCTTCGGGCCAGCTGTTGGGGAATAAATCAGTGCGTCCCTAATGATGAAGAATTTTCTGGGTTACTCAAGATTTACGGCCAGCTTGCAATCCCGAATCATCCTGTATTTGATGAATACATTGGGAAAAAGCTGAATAACGCCGCAGACGTACTCAGAGATAAATTTCGTAATTCAATTGCTCACGCGCACATGCAAGAAAGTGATAATTTGCTGACAGGTAGTGATGAAGAGTCCCATCAAAGGATGCAGGCTGCCTTGGCTACCTTGAGATATGTTGTAAAAACAAAGCTGGATCATTTAAGCAAAATATTTTTGCTTGCACGCGATTTGTCAAAGAATTTACACTCGACAAAGGAATGCCACCCGGGCTTATAGGACCCGACAACGAAATGCAATATAAGTGACAAAGAATGAATCAATTTTCTGCTATATCGTTCTGAAAGCTCTATCTTCGTCAGGGCCAGAATAATGTTGAAGTCGAACAGCAGCTTGAATCAGCGTGATCCTTGCCAGATAAGCGGCGTGGGAGCGCTCGGTAGCAAATGATTCAAGTCGGTCGTAATGGTTGCCGTGCAAGATTTGGGAGCGGCCGTGCTCGTAGATGTCTTCCACAAGCTGCTTGAGTGTGCGCGGTCGGATACCGCTGACAACCTCGGTGGTCTCTGGAGTACCTGTAAGGTGGACGACCATTTTCAGGATGCCGGTTTTTTTTCCTCCACAGCACAATACGTCGAGGCAAGTCCCAAGCTTGGCAACGGCGATAGCGTCACTTGACTCTCGGCAGCCCTCGCCATACCAGTCAAGTGCAGTTGCCCAGCGGTTGGCTAGGTTGGGATGCTGGTGGATTGAGGGATTAACCAACTTCTCGAGAATGGCTTCAAATGCCTTCCTGATTTCAGCCATGTCGTTCAGGGCTTGCTGCATTCGCTGCGGTGGTATGCCGGGTATTCTGTGGCCAAGATGAGTGCCTGGCAGCCATAAGAAACCATCGGTCTCAACCAGGCTGTGGGTGCCTGCCGGAGGCAGACGCTCATCCTGAAGAGCTTGCTGCAAAAAGCACTCTCGTGTCCCGATCCCAAGCGAAATTGCATCCAGTGCGGTTTTGCATACCAAGCGCGCCAATTTACGCGAAAAATCCTGTTCGTATCCACGGATGGTCACTTTGATCAGCGCCGGGCACTTTTCGATGGCGTTATAGATTGGTGCAGCTAAACCATCCAGAACGGTGTTGCCATTCGGATGTTCGAATGCTTCCTTGAGTATTTCCCGCCATCGACTGTTTGCTTCTGGCTGGTTCAGATAACGATCTTTAGCTCGCTCGTGGAAATCGACTGAATCAATCCAGGCCGCTCTACTCAGAAATTCAACGGGTCCAAGGGAGAAGGGCTCAATGCCAAGGGTCCAGGCTGGGAAGTAGTGCGTAAATGCCTTGTGGCTGGTTGCAATCCGCTCTTCGATGAGGTTTCTCAGCCGCGCCAGCGGATCTATGCCTTTGTCATCGTTTGCTGCAGGTGATCCCGACAAAGCTTCGGAGGCATGAAGGTCAGCTATAGCCTGGCGTACATACTTTTGATAATTGTTGAGTTCGATGCGTGTTGCTGTTTTGTCACGGTTTTGGTGGAGGGTCGATGACAAACGCCAAAGCGCCTCCCTTGCCTTCTTGGTGAAGTGGCGCTGGAGGCCATTTTCTGCGGTCGAGAATTCAGGAAAGCCGTCCTCGGTTGACCATGAGAATGCGCCTTTATGAGTATGGTCTAGTTCGTCGACCAAGGCTTTCAATTCAGTTCTCAAGCTCACTCGCATCTCCACTTGTTAAACCGCTCGTAGCTGTCCTCAGTATCCTCATCCTCCCACCCACTCCCAGCGAAGCGCCTCGGCGCCGCCGATTCCAACACCAATAGCGACAGCACCCGATTCCCGCTCGGGAAACTGTGCTTCATCTCGCGCAGGGTGATGCCGGGTGGTTCAGATGAGCACCAGTTCTCGGCCGGCATCTGGATGCCATCCCATTCCTGTACGATGTCCTCATCGGCGGCCAGCGTGTCGGGCAGCGGCTCCTGCGGATCATCGGTGCTGCGCAGGCGAACGCGAGTTCTGATCGCTGACTGGCTTCGCCACTGGTACTTCAGATAGCCGTAGTCCCAGTACACCAACACCGCGCGCTGCTCGGTGAACTTGATCAGCCGGATGCACATCGCCTCCAGCGAAACGCCGAACTCCTTGGCCAGCTCGCCCAGCAGATGGAAATCGATCCGCTTGCCGGTGATGCGCTGACGTAGCAGGTCGCCGGGCATCAGCAGATTGCTGGCAAATTCATCGGCCTCGCGTTCAATCAGCTTGAGCGTGTCGGCGCCGGTGTAGATGCTTTCTTTGTCGCAGTTGAAGCTGGCGTGGCTATCGCGGTGCAGCACGAAATGCCCGAGCTCGTGGGCCAGCGTGAAACGCTTTCGTTCCGGTCGGGCCTTGGCGTTGTAGAAGATGCCCCACTCGTTGGGGTTGTCCGGGTTGCGCACCAGCGCGCCTTCGCTACTGCCCCAGGTGACCGGCGCCGGCTCCAGCAACACCGCTCCCTTGCCAAACGGCGTGGTCGGCAGCATCTGGCGCACCAGATCCAGATTGATCGGTAGCGTCAGCTCGCCAATGGCCTCCAGCCAGCCCAGGATGCGAGCCGCTGCTTTGAATGGGGTGAGTTCATCGCTGCCAGCCATCGATCAGTGCTCACCGGTGGTCTTCTTGGTGGCACCGAACATCAGCTTCATGGCCTCGCGGTAGCGCGCCTTCTCGTCCTCGCTCATGCCCGCGTATTCCCGGAAGAACTCGGCATCGGCCGGACTGGGATCTTCAATGCCGCCGATGGGCTCACCCAGTAAGTGCAGCACCGTCACCCCCAGCGTCTTGGCAATCGCGTTGAGCCGCTCGGCGGTCGGGCGTTGCCCCTCGCGCATCTCCAGCTCCCAGATGTAGGCCTTGGTACAGCCGACCGCATCGGCGACCTGTTGCAGCGTCAGCCCCTTGGCTTCCCGGTACTGGCGCAGACGCTTTCCCAGTGGCGTGGTCATGGTTCTTGTTCCTGAAATTCAAGTGGTCTGCGAGTATAGCAAAAGAAGCCTTTTGGACGAGGCGGTGTTGCTTGGTTTGACAAATGCAATGACCACAATACAATCGGCTTTGTATCACTTCACTTTACTAAAGGTCTGCTGAGTATCGAGTTGTTTAAGTCGTGAATCACTTGGGTGTCAGGGTCGCAGGCAATGGCGGCTTCACCCATCCACCATCAGAAGGAGCTGCCCATGAAACTGACCTACGCCGATGTGCTTACCACGCTGCCGGTGGATGCCACGCTGCAGGACTACCTGAAGCGCTGTGCGCTGCCACTGCCGCCCACGCTGGACTGGACGGATGCTGTGCCCACCTCGCGGGCCATCATCACGGCCATCGAGTCGTGTGCGGACACGGCAATCCGCGATACGGTGATCGCTGGCCTGCAGACCGCCACGCAGCTGGCGCACCCCAAGGCGAGTGCCGCGATGTTCCAGGCGGCCATGAGCGACGCGGCGGTGGTGACCGGGCTGGCGGCGTGTAGTGGGGATCTGCACCGGGCCTTCTGGTTGTTGGTGCACCATCCCAAACTGTTCGAGACGGCCTGCGATGTGGACTACGTCGACAGCCACGCCGGTCAGGCTCAGCACATCGATTTGCAGGTGCGCTTGCCGGTGCGCCGGGACCAGCCCTCGATGGACGCCTTCTGCGCTGCCATCAAGGACTTCTACAAGAAGGAACTGCACTGCGGTGACGTGGTGGTCGGCCACCTGATGGACCGCGTTCATGGCACGCAACTGGTGACCATCCACGCCAAGGATCTGGCCAGGACCTCGCTGGAGTTCGATGGGCTCCATCTTCAACGCCGGGTCGGCAATCCCACCATTCACATGGCCCTGGAATACTCCTCACGCACCGGTGTGGCCCGCACGCTGATCAAGGGTGGAGAGAAGTACAACCGGATGCTGGCCGATGCTTTCGCCGAACACCTGCTGGGGGTGAAGATCAAGGCCCAGCGGCTCAAGCCGCCGCCCCTGGATCTGTCGGGCCTGCGCAGTGGCTTTCATGTGCCACAAGCGCATAAAGATGGCTTTGCCGTGGTGCAGCTCAAGTCCATCACCGTGGTCACGCCCGACAAGAAGTTGCGTGGTGAATTCAATGCCACCATCGCCAGCCATCAGCAAAGCGTCTCCGAGTTGATGGCGGAGAACCTGCCCAACGACAACCCGCTGGTGCACCATTGGGAAGTGGCGGCCGCCACCATCAACCTCTACTACCCGCCCGCCAACGGCAAAAAAGCCCGGGTGGTGTCCGTCGAGGTTACCAGCCGGGGCCGGCTCAACCTGCACCAGTTTGACGACAAACTGCGCCAACAGCTCGAAGGCTACCTGGTCGAGGCCGGCATCCTCAGTCCCGATCAGACGCTGACCATGGAAGAGGTCGATATCCGCGAGCGACCGGATCTCGGCCCGCAACCCAACGACCTGGCGGAGGTTGAGGAATGACGATGAGTGTTCGGTCGTTGGCCTGGCACTTGGTGTGCCGACTGTACGCTGTCGGCTGTCCGGTCAAGGAAGCCAGCCTCAGCCGTAACGAACGCCTCGGCCTGAAACGGCTGCAGCAGGACAAGGTGGTGGAGTCGGCCCCGGTGCGCCTGGACTACGTGATGTGCCCGTACTGCCAGCAACTGGATGGCCCGGTGACGCTCGAGGACGGCAAGATGGTCTGCCACTGTCCGGACTGTGGCCCGGTCGAATTGGACGACGAAGACAAGCAGGCCTGGCAGCTCAAGCCGGATTGGCTCACCCGCAAGATCCGTGCGGCGCTCAACCTGGACGGCAGCCAGCAGGCAGAGTTGGGCAAAGGCATCGTGCGCCTGGGGCTGTTTGATCGCCACCCGGTCGTGATCGCGCCCAAGCTGATCACCCTGCAAACCTGCCCGGACCTCATCGAGCGCGCCCGGGTGGGGCGCTGCGCCGAACCCTGGTTCCTCACGCCTCGACCGCTGAAGGGCGTGGACTCTCAGGTGCTGGGTCGTGCGGCTTACTGGTGGTCGCTGGAGGAACGGTTTGCACTCTTTGGTGGCGGCCTGAGTTTCATCCCGCCCGGCGCGGTGATCGAGGAGTTGGGCAGCGAGCCACCGGGGCCGACGCATGGGCCGTTCTCGGCGGATTTCCGCTGGGTGTTCCTGGACGATGCGCCTGGCGATCCGGTGTTGTTGTCAGAAGCCCAGGCGGCCATCTTCAAGGCGCTGTGGCACTTCCGGGGCAAGCCGGAAACAGCGGACGTGATCATGACCAAGGCCGGGCTCGACAGCCTGAAGCCGGTGGACATCTTCAAGGTCAAGACGAGCAACAAAGGCGATCCGCGCTACGAGCGCCCCAAGCTGGCCTACGACACGCTGGTGCATACGCGACGGCGTGAGGGGCTCTACTGGATGCCGTGTGCTGTGCCACAGAAGCCCATCGCCGAAGCCACACCCGCCGCCGGCTGATCACGCTCGCACCACCCACATCAATGGCGAACTGCTCCAACACGGGGTAGTTCGCCATTGTCGTTTCTGACGGCGACTCTTCTCTGCGCCCGTTCATCTGGCAGTCCTCGTACATCGCGATTTTAGGCGCTTCGGACGTTGGTGCGCCCGATCCACCAATAGCGAACTGCAACTATCCCGCCAGTTCGCCAATGGGTCCGTTATCAGTTCGCCATTGAATTTCAACACTGCAGGCGTTGTTCAACCACCTGAAAAGGAACCACGCCATGCAGCAAAAAACTGCAATTTCACCGGCCCTCGCGGCCACCCAGCAACCAACTGCCACCGTCCTCGACATCGGCAGTCTTCCCCTCCAACTCGAAGACCTGACCCGCGAGCGCATCAAGGCGCTGCCCAAGCCGGCACTGCAGGAACTCACCGTCCTGCTCGCCGAAATGGATCGTGGCATTGGCTACGCCCGCGAGCAGCTGACCGCCGCGCTCGATGATCTCTACGGCGACGCGGCCCGCGCGCAGCTGCTCGACGCCGGCAAGGACACCGGCACCACGCATCTGACCGACGGCGATCTGGCCATCACGGTCGAGATCAAGAAATCGGTGTCCTGGGATCAGGAAGAACTGGCCGCCATCGCGCAGCGCATCGCCAGCAACGGCGACGACCCGGCGGAATACATCGACGTGAAGTATTCGGTCTCCGAGCGCAAGTTCGCCGCCTGGCCCGAAACCCTGCGCCGCCCCTTCGAGACTGCCCGCACTCTCAAACCCGCCAGGCCGGCCTTCCGCCTGGCACTCGTTGGGGAGGGCAAGTGATGGCTTTCCCTATCGTAACGGCCGATCAGCGGCTCGCCGAACGCCACGGCGTCAAGCTCGTCCTGCTGGGCAAGAGTGGTCTGGGCAAGACCACCCAGCTCAAGACCCTGCCTGAAGACAACACACTGTTCGTCGATCTGGAGGCCGGCGACCTGTCGGTCAAGGGCTGGCGCGGTGACTGCGTGCGCCCCAAGACCTGGCCGGAGTTCCGGGATCTGGCGGTGTTTCTCGCTGGCCCCAATCCGGCACTGCCGGCTGAGGCTCCTTTCTCGCAGGCCCACTTCGACCATGTCTGCCAGCAGTACGGCAGCCCGGCACAACTGGATCACTACCAGTACTACTTCGTAGATTCCATCACGGTGCTCTCACGCCTGTGCCTGACCTGGGCCAAGAGCCAGCCCGCGGCCTTCTCCGACCGCACCGGTAAGGCAGATCTGCGTGGTGCCTACGGGTTGCTCGGCAGCGAAATGATTGGCGCGCTCACCCATCTGCAGCACGCCCGAGGCAAGCACGTCGTCTTCGTGGCGATCCTGGACGAGGTCACCGACGACTTCAACCGCAAGGTGTTCGCGCCGCAGATCGACGGCGCCAAGACCAGCCTGCAGCTGCCCGGCATCGTCGATGAGGTCATCACGCTGACCGAGCTCAAGACCGATGAGGGCGAAGCCTACCGGGCCTTCGTCTGCCACACGGTCAATCCCTGGGGGCTGCCCGCCAAGGACCGCTCCGGCCGTCTCGATCTCATCGAGCCCCCGCATCTCGGTCAGCTGATCGCCAAGTGCGCCCAGGCCCAGAGCGCTGCACGCCCGAACGCTCAGCCGCTGACTACGGCGCTACCCGCCACCGCATCTACCGAAGCCCACGCATCCAAGGAGTAACCCGCCATGTCCAACTGGAACGATTTCAACGATGCTGAACAGCAGCAGTCCTTCGACCTCATCCCGCGCAACACGGCGGCCAAGCTGCGCCTGACCATCAAGCCGGGCGGCTTTGATGATCCGGCACAGGGCTGGACCGGCGGCTGGGCGACCCAGAGTTTCGAGACCGGCGCGGTCTACCTCGCCTGCGAAGGCGTGGTGATGGAAGGCCCGTTTGCGAAACGCAAGATCTGGTGGAACGTGGGCCTGCATTCGCCCAAGGGGCCGACCTGGGGGAACATGGGCCGGACCTTCATCCGGGCGGCGCTCAATTCCGCGCGCAATGTCCATCCGGCCGACAACAGCCCCCAGGCTCAGGCCGCTCGCCGCATCAGCGGCTTTGCCGATCTCGACGGCCTGGAGTTCGCCGCGCGCATCGATATCGAGAAAGATGGCCGGGGCGAGGATCGCAACACCATCAAGGCCGCCATCGAGCCGGACCACAAGGACTACGCCCTGGTCATGGGTGTGATGCCCAAGGGCTCTTCCGGCGGTGGCCAATCGGGTGCGCCGGCAGCGGTCGCGGCTCCGAGCTATACGCCACCGGCTGCTGCCGCACGTCCGGCGCCTTCCACCGTCCCCAGCGGCAAACCCGCCTGGGCGCAATAAGGGAGGGCGTGACGATGATGAGCACACCTATTCTCACGACCAGCCACTACGGTGTGGTGCGCTTCGGTGACCTGGCGGTGGAAGCTGTGGTGCTGGAAGACGGCACCCGGGGCTATGTGCAGCGCCAGTTGGCCACCGCCATCGGCCTGCACGAATCGCGCCGGGGCAGCCAACTCAAAACCTTGCTGTCCGATGTCGCCCCTGGTGCAGTGGAGGTCTTGCAGGAGAACGCTTGCAGCATCCGCCTGCCCTCGGGCCAGACCACCGCCTTCTTCCCGGCCGGGGTGATCAGCGAGGTCGCCTCGGGCGTGATCGACGCGGCCCTTGAAGGCCGTCTGCACCGCAAGCGCCAGCACCTGGTGCCCAACTGCCAGCGCATTCTGAAGGCGCTCGCCAAGACCGGTGAGGTCGCGCTGATCGATGAGGCCACCGGCTACCAGTACCACCGCGCGCCCGATGCGCTGCAGGCCTTGATCTCGCGCTTGCTGCGCGAACGGGTGGCGAGCTGGGAGCGGCGCTTCAGCCCCGACTACTATCGGGCGCTGTTTCGCCTCTTTGGCTGGCACTACCAGGGCCATCAGCAAAACCCGCCGGCGGTGATCGGCCAGATCACCCTACGCTGGGTGTACGACGTGATCATGCCTCGCGAAATCATCGAGGAGATCCGTAACCGCAAGCGCCTGTCCGACAAGGCGCACCAGTGGCTCAGCGAAGGCGGTCTCGCCTTGCTGGAAAAGCAGATCCACGCGGTGACCATGATCGCGCGCTCGTCGATGACCTACCGGGACTTCGATACCCGCTGCGCCACGGCGTTTGGCAGCCAGCCGCTGCAGATGACCCTCTTCATCGGTGCGCTGGAGGGAGGGCAATGAATGGCCGGGCAGTGTTGGGTCTGCAAGCGGCAGGCCCGTGGCCTCGGCCACAGCGACAACCGTTTCAAGGTCGGCGAATCCCGTCGGTATCCGATGGATTGGGTCTTTTGCAGCCGCAAATGCCAGGACGCGTTTCACGCGCTCTATGGCCAGTGGCTCCGAACCGACCCCAGGCAGGAGGACGTGCTCATGGTTGACCCGACCGAATTCGAGCGCGCGGCGATGCGCGCCTGCCTGAAATTCTTCGGCGAGGCAGCCGGTGAGATCGGCTTTGACAAGCCGCTGGGTCACTACAGCGAGGCCGAGGCCTTGCAGGTGATCGAGGCCATCGTCACCGGCTGGACGGAAGCCATGGCGGCGCACCACCAACAGGCGAAGTATCCGCCGGTGCGGGGCATTGCGCCCTATGAGACGCAGGAGCCGCAGCCGGTGGCCAGGTTGGAGCCGGCACCTGCAACGACCGCCTTCGATCCGGCCCATCCCTTCGCCGATCTGGAGGACGACCTGCCCTGGGAGACCGGGGAGCCTGTGGCGGACAAGCCGGGCAAGTGTGGGAGGGCCAAGTGATGTTGGACTTCAATCATCGCCCCGCCTTCCACGAGCGGGTAACGGGCTTCATCGATGTGGCGCTGGATGTTGAACGTGCCGGGCAGGCCCCGCGTGACTACCTTGGTGCTTCCCGTCTGGGCGTGGCCTGTGAACGTGCGTTGCAGTACGAGTACGCCGGTGCGCCGGTCGATCCCGGCCGGGGATTTTCTGGCCGCATCCTGCGGGTGTTCGAGGTCGGCCATGCGCTGGAAGATCTGGCCGTGCGCTGGCTGCGCATGGCTGGCTTCGAGCTGCACAACCAGAAGGCCAACGGCGGCCAGTTTGGCTTCTCGGTGGCGGGTGGCCGGATCAAGGGGCACGTCGACGGGATCATCACGGCGGCACCACCAGAGCTGGGGCTTTCTTTCCCGATGCTCTGGGAGTGCAAGACCATGGCCGACAAGCACTGGAAGGCCTGCGCCAAGTCTGGCGTGGCGGTCACCAAGCCGGTCTATGCCGCGCAGATGGCGACCTACCAGGCCTACATGGAAGGCACGGTCGAAGGCATCAGCCGCAACCCGGCGCTCTTCACCGCCATCAACAAGGACACGCAGGAGCTGTGGTTCGAACTGGTGCCCTTCGATGCGGCGCTGGCCCAGAAGATGTCCGACCGCGCGGTGCGGGTGATTCAGGCGACCGAGGCGGGCGAGCTACTGCCACGCGGCTTTGCTGAGGCCAGCCACTTTGAGTGCAAGTTTTGCAGCTACGCGCAGCGTTGCTGGGGAGGGGCGTGATGAGCACAGCTTCCAAGCGCACCAGCGCCCGCAAGACCTACCGCACCGAGTGGGTGGATCGCTGGTCGCCGCCCAAACCCCTGGTCGGGCTGCAGGCCATCGAGAAGGTGCTCAATCGTCACACCTTCCTCATGTGCCCTGAATCTCGGCTGGTGGTGGCGGTGCTCGCACGCGCCATCCACGACAGCTTGAGTTTGACCAACCGCCGGATGCGGCGCGAGGCCCGGCGCTTTCTGCTCGGTGATGACCTCACGCTCTGGTGCGACCTGGTCGGGCTGCATCCGGACTTCGTGCGCTTCGTCGCCCGCAAGGCGGGCTACCTCGCCGACGAGAAGGCGCATTGGCAGAAGGTGCCGATCAAGGTGCCTGTGCTGTCGGTACCCACCGACCCGGTAGTCAGCGCCAGCAGCGCCCCCGTGCATTCCATCACCTGCCACGCCCATACCAACCCGCCACAGGGAGGACTGATCCATGCTTGATTTCAATTCGGTGCCGCCGCAGGCCTTCCCTGCTGGCGGTGATCTCAACCAACAACGCGACGCCATCCGTGCCGATCTGCTGGCCCGGCTGGAATCGGTGCTGATGACACTGCTGCCGGCCGGCAAGAAGCGCGGCCAGAAGTATCTGGTCGGTGATGTGCTCGGCAGTCCCGGCGATAGCCTGGAGGTGTCGCTCAAGGGTGAAACCGCTGGTCTGTGGCACGACCACGCCACCGGCGAAGGTGGTGACATCTTCGATCTGATCGCTGCCCACCATGGGCTCGACACCCAGGTGGACTTCGCCCGGGTGCTGGAGATCGCCGGGCAACTGGTCGGGCGGGCCACCAGCCATCCCCCAAAGCGCAAGAAGGCCGAAGCCCCGGTCGACGAGCTGGGGCCGGCCACAGCCAAGTGGGACTACCTGGATGCAGACGGCAACCTGATCGCCTGCGTGTATCGCTACGACCCGGCCCAGGGGCGCAAGGAGTTCCGCCCCTGGGATGCCAAGCGCCGCAAGATGGCGCCGCCCGAGCCGCGCCCGCTCTACAACCAGCCTGGGATCGTTGCTGTCGAGCAGGTGATCCTGGTCGAGGGCGAGAAGTGTGCGCAGGCCTTGATCGAGGCCAGCATCGTGGCGACCACGGCCATGCACGGTGCCAACGCGCCGGTCGACAAGACGGACTGGTCACCGCTGGCCGGCAAAGCCGTGCTCATCTGGCCGGACCGGGACAAACCGGGATTCGGCTACGCCGAGGCCGCTTCGCAAGCGGTGCTCATGGCCGGGGCCACCTCCTGCGCCATTCTGCTGCCACCCGATGACAAGCCCGAAGGCTGGGATGCAGCGGATGCCTTGGCGGAGGACTTCGATGTCGCGGGTTTCATCGCCACCGGCCCTCGCATCACGGTGCAGCCTCTGGGCGATGAGCCCGATCTGCCGGAATACGACGGTGAGGCTGACCACGACAGCGATGCCACGGTCTGGGGCACGGAGGATGCACTGGCGGTGAGCTTCACCCGCCGCTACCAGCGCGACTGGCGCTATGTCGCCATGTGGGGCAAATGGCTGATGTGGGATGGCCGTCGCTGGCGTACTGAGGAGACCTTGGCGGCCAGTGACTTGATCCGGCAGGTCTGCCGTCACGCCGCCGTGCGTGCGGACAGCGGCAAGGTCGCAGCCAAGCTCGCGGCCAGTAGTACCGTCAGTGGGGTCGAACGCTTGGCCCGCTCGGATCGGCGTCATGCCGCGACGTCAGACGAGTGGGATGCCGACATCTGGTTGCTCAACACCCCTGGTGGTGTAGTGGATCTGCGCACCGGGCGGATGCGCCCGCACGACCGTACCGACCGGATGACCAAAATCGCCACCGCGACGCCCAAGGGGAGCAGTCCACTCTGGCTGGATTTCATTGAGCAGATCACCCAGGGCGACCGGGAGTATGCCGAGTACCTGCAGCGTTTTGCAGGCTACTGCCTGACCGGGTCCACCCAAGAGCACGCCTTGTTCTTCCTCTACGGCACCGGCGCCAACGGCAAGTCGGTGTTCGTGAACACGCTCTTCACGCTTCTCGGGGACTACGCCGCCAACGCGCCCATGGACACCTTCATGGAAACACGCGGTGACCGGCACCCGACCGATCTGGCGGGGCTGCGGGGTTCGCGCTTTGTCGGCGCGACCGAGACCGAACAGGGTCGGCGCTGGAACGAGTCGAAGATCAAGGAGATCACCGGTGGCGACCGGGTGTCCGCCCGATTCATGCGCCAGGACTTCTTCACCTACTTGCCGCAGTTCAAGTTGGTAATCGCAGGCAATCACAAACCGGCCATCCGCAACATCGACGAGGCGATGAAACGGCGCCTCGCACCTGGTGCCTTTCACCTTGACTATCCCCGTAAGAAAAGCGTGACCGCACATTGCCGGCACGGCTGCTTAGGGAGGGCGACGGCATCCTGGCTTGGGCGCTGGAGGGGTGTCTGGCCTGGCAGACCCATGGTCTGCGTCAGCCCAAGTGCGTGGCCGATGCCACCGATGAGTACTTCGACGAGGAAGACACCATCGGTGAGTTCCTCGACGAGGAGTGCCAGCAGTACCCGCAGGCTCGTGAGGCGGTGGCAGACGTGTTCGAGCGCTGGCGTCAGCGCGCCGAGAAGCGCAGTGAACTACATCGGCACCAGCCGCTGGCTCGTGCAGCAACTGCTGCGCC